CCTTTCACACGCGGTTTTTCGTTTACTTTTTTCATGTTTTCGTTTTGTTTTTCCTCCTGCCTGTGAAGGTCGGAGGTTTTTGTTCTCTTAGCTCAGCGGTAGAGCAATACACTTTTAATGTATGGGTCCAGGGTTCGAGTCTCTGAGGGAACACACTTTTAGTTATTAACCCTTAAAAGTGTATTGAATATGAAAAAGATTAAGAACATTTGCAAGAGGGTACTGAAGGCTTATTGTAAGGGAGCTGTTATGATGTACCCAACTGGTACTATTCCAGTAAGGATTGACCTATAGGAGGTCAACCCTTTCACTTGAGGGTAATAATTACATTGGAGTATAGATAGCTGGAAAAATCCGCAGACTGTAAATCTGTCGTCTTTTGACTGTGGGGGTTCGAGTCCCTCTGCTCCAACTAATATAATGGACACTTGGCAGACTTGGTGTATGCGCTGGACTGAAAATCCAGAGAACGAGGTTCAACTCCTTGAGTGCCCACACTATGTATTGCAGAATCAAGAATCAAGAATGTCCTCATGCAGGAGAATTGAAGATGAAGGGCTGTGAGGAAATAGGTGAGAAACCAGGTGTATATGCTTACACTATATGCTATAAAGAAGGTGGCAGGTTGGCTTGTACCCTAGGTATTTAGTGGGAAGATGGTGGAATGGTAGACACGCTAGTCTTAGGAACTAGTGCAGAAATGTGTAAGGGTTCGAGTCCCTTTCTTCCTACTTTAGTTAAACAATGTTAAGGTATTGCACTTTTTGACCAAAACATTTGGTAGTTTCAAATAAAATGCTTACCTTTGCAGCATCAAATTAATAATTATGGCAGAGACAAGGAAATTAACAGAGGATGAACTCAGGTGGAGAGCAGAAGAAGATGCAAGAACACTTGAGAGATACCAAGAGATTATCAATGATAAGGCAAGGCTTGACAGAGCCTTGAAGGTAGCTGAGAAGCAAGTTGATAATCTACAGGAGAGGGCTAAGGCACTGAGCAAGTCCATCACTGGTATCAAGAAGAAGAAATAAGCCTCTTTAGCTCAGTTGATAGAGCAACTGATTTGTACTCAGTGGGTCGAGGGTTTGAATCCTTCAAGAGGCTCTCTAACGAAGAGGATAATACTAGAATAAGACTCAACGTAACTTACAGGCTGTTGCCCTTAACACCAGTTTCTATAGAGGGGTACAACATAAGATTAGCCCTGTCAGGTGTCGTATTACCTGCCCTAGTTGTCGGGGATGAGCAATGACAACAAATGTAGGTATAGCACAATGGTTAGTGTGCCAGACCACCACTCTGGATATGAGAGTTCGATTCTCTTTACCTACTCAACATCGCGGTATAGACTGGAGGAGGTTCCAGCTCAGTCTCATAAGCTGAATAACGTGGGTTCGAGTCCCACTACCGCAACTAAATTTTAGGAAGATGAAGAAGAAAATTGATGCACTTATTTCAAAAACTCTGGCTGATTTGCTTGATGCACTCAACAAAGAAGCCGTACCTAGGGAAGATGTAGTCAACATACTACAGGACACTCAGGGTCAGTGGACAGCAATTTATTACCATTAACAATTAAATTATGGAAGACAAGGAGAAGCAGTTACAGGAACCTATCTCCCTTGAGGAGTTCAAGAAAAGGGTTCACGAAATGGCAGCAGCCAATCACCAGCAAGTAGTTGATGACTTTGAGAAGGGAATCCTTCACTTGAGAGACTACAGTGGTGTAAGAAAGTTCAAGTCCATCAGAAGGGCTATTAGAAGAGGTCATGTTTCACTTTATGGTGAAGTCTATCCAAAGAGACCATTCAAGAACATTTCAACCAAGCATAACAGAGGAGGTCATGTTATTGAGGTCAAGACTAACACCTACATGAAGAAGAGGTATTATGAGCAACTTAGTCACAAAAACAGAAAAGTCGCCTGAGGATTATAATCAGGAACCAGTGTACTACTGTAAGCACTGCCTCTCTCTCAGGATAATGGGAGTAGCTGGCATGGATGATGCAGAGTACTGTGATGAATGTGGCTCTACCAATATAGAGCAGACCACCATTGAAGAATGGGAAAGAATGTATAAGGAGAAGCACGGAATCAGTTATTTAGATAACAAATATTAATATTATGGCAGAGAAGAAAGACATTAAGGAAAAGGCTGAGGGTCAGAAGCTGACTTATGAACAGCTGGCAGCTTATGCACAGCAGACATCAGCACAGGCAAAGAAGATTTGGGAAGAGAACCAGATGCTTAAGCAGGCCCTCAATGAGGCTAATATGACTAACAACTTTAAGGAAGTTGAGCTTGCTCTCAGATGCCTTGACCATGCTGAAATGTTCTCACCTGAGTTCATTGAAGCAGTAGTAAAGAGACTAGAGGAGGTACTTACTCCACAACCACAAGATACTCCTGAGAAGGAGGAAAAGAAGGAGGATAAGTAATATGGAAACCAAGAAGAGGGCTAACAATGTAATAAGAATACCAACCTCCTTACAGGGCAAGTTCTTTAGGATTTGGTTTGAGTTCCTAGCCCCCTTGCATGGTCTGACAAATAGGGAAATGGATGTCATTGCATCCTTTGTCAAGCAGAGGTTTGAACTCAGCAAGGCTATCAAGGATGAGGAACTGCTAGACAAGGTGGTTATGAGTGACTCCACCAAGGCCAAAGTCAAAGAGGAATGTGGTGTGTCAGATGCCTTCTTCCATGTTATCATGGGGAAACTAAGGAAGAACAAGATTATTGTGGGTGATAGAATCAACCCCAAGCTTATTCCAAAGGACCTCAGTGACGGAGATACTTCATTCCAACTACTCTTACATTTTGACCTAGATGGAAACAGTAATAAGTGAACTGGCTAGGAGATTGAACTTACCTCCAGAGGTAATAGTAAAGACCTACAAAGCCTACTGGCTATACATAAGGGAGACCATACAAGGTCTCCCTCTAAAAGATGACTTAGGAGAGGATGAGTTCAAGAAGTTGAGACCCAACTTCAATATTCCTAAGCTAGGGAAACTTACTTGTACCTACAAGAGATACATAGGTGTTAAGAAGAAACAACAACATATAAAGAGAAGAAGCAATGGGAATCAATATCAAGAAGATTAGACCAATGAATGTCTGTATTGTTACTACCAAAGAGGAGTATGAGGAAGATACAGGTAAGGGTGGTCTGATTACCAAGACAGCAGGTACTCTCAAGGAATATCAGAGAGTAGTAGCTGTTGGTCCAATGGTAAGAGGTATTAAAGAGGGAGACCTTGTAGCTATCAACCCCAAGAGGTATGCTAGATACAAGCATGAGAAAGGCTCACTCAAAGATGGTGTTATCACAGATAATCCTGTGCTATCATACAATTTCAATGTGATTGAGCTAGACCATGTTCCTCATTTACTTCTTATAGACCAAGACATTGACTTTGTAATTGAGGACTATGAAGAGGAGCCAGACACCCCTGCAAAAACATCACCTATCATTGTTCCTCCAGCACCAAAGATTATTGTGTAACAATATAGCCTAGGGGTTATCCTCTAGGCTTTTTTCATTTAAGTATGATTAAGCTATTCAAATATGAAGGATATGCAGTAACAGTGGAGCCTGAGGCTATCATGCTTGCTCCTTTCAAGGCATTATGGGATAGGGATGAAGACCCTGCAAAGTCTCTTGCACAGCAGGAACTTGCCTATATCTACTTCATGGGAGACCCTAGAAGTGACTATCAGTACTTGGTAGATGAAGAGGTAAGGTCTGAGGAGATTATCAAGGGTCTTGGTATGCCAGAGGGATGGGAGCCTGATGAGGCAGTTGACAGGGCATTGGTATTCTATGAGAGTTTCAAGCCCATGTCAGCAGGTCTGCTTGAAGACACAAAGTATGTGGTCAACAAGCTAAGAAAAGAGCTGAGGGAAATGGACTTCAATGAAAGGGATGACAAGGGTAAGCCAGTCCATACATTGCAGTCTATCACTGCTACACTAAAGCAGATTCCAAGTCTTGCCAAGGAGTTGGATGAAGCAGAGAGAACACTCGGCAAGGATATTGTTGCTGAGGCTAGGGCAAGAGGTTCACAAACTAAAGCATTACTTGAAGATGAGGATTAACGATATTTGTGAGTGTGCCAACACTCTGTTAGATAAGGAGAGAGCCATCAAGGGGATAACCAATAATACCTTCTTCACCTCTAGGAAGTTCATAGAGAAGAAGATGGGTGCTATCAAGGAGTTCTCCATCTTCATTGAGTTCAACAACAAGGGTGTATTTACTCTCAAGCACACAAGAAGAGCAGAAGTTGGTCAGGAAGATACAGTATGGCAGGAACTGGAAGTAGAGGCTACTGCTGGTTTCATGGGTATTCTCATAAATGGGAAAGGTGTCCTCTCTTGGGATAAATTCGTAACTGGGGAATACAATGGAATTGAAGGATGATTTTTACATACCTACCAATGAACTACAGACAGAGATAACCAAGGATTTCCTAGAGTCATTACCTGGTGAGGTTGCTGAACAGCTGCTTGATTGTGTGACAAACATTGAGTATGTCAGGAACCTTATCAGTCCTAATAGGAAGAGAGCAAGGGACTTGCCACAAGATGAGAAGGGCAGGATAATAGTGGACCTCACTAATCCCCACATACTTGAGGACATGGACTACTTCAGGCCCTCAGCTCTGCATTTTAAGAAGTGGAACTGTTTCACATTCCTCAGACCTAATCCCAACCCCAATAGTGAATACAAGAAGTGGATTAATGAGGAGAAGAGAAGATGCAGGGAAGGGTATGTCAGAGAGTCTGATGGTGAGTGGGTTACAGGGTATATGTATTGGTACATGAATTACTGCCCAATCATGCTTACCAAGATTACTGCTGGTAAGAAGAAGGCAGACAGAATAGAGGACTTCCCAGAGACTTGGGAAGGTATCTATCTGAGGTTCCACTATATAGACCAAGCCAGGGAAAGTGGTAGTCATGCCATTGAGTTAGCCCGAAGAGGTTGCTCAAAGTCATATACCATTGCATCCATGATGGCTAAGAACCTTATCCTAGGTGAGAGTCAGGAGGTAAACAGGAGGGTGACTTCAATCCTTACTGCACATCAGAAGGAATACCTTGCTGACAAGGATGGTACTTTGTCTAAGTTTGAGCCTATGATTGACTTTGTCAAGGAGAACACTGAGTTCCCAAGACTAAGGCTCAGAAGTTCTGCTCAGGATATGTTCTGGCAGATGGGCTATATGGATGACAATGGAGTGAAGAAAGGCTCATTGAACACTGTAATGGGTGTGTCTTCAAAGGATGATAGTGGTAAGCTTAGAGGTAAGAGAGGTTACATATTCTTCGAGGAGATGGGTTCATTCCCTAACCTCATTGAAGTATTTGATATTGTCAGGCAGGGTATGGAGGAGGGTGATTACACCTATGGTCTTGCATATCTAGTGGGTACTGCTGCTGAAAAGGAGTCTAACTTTGAGTCAGCTAAGACACTACTATATAACCCTGCTGGTAATAATATCTATGCTATCAAGAATGTGTATGATAAACCCAAGCAGGGTAAGCCTACCTTTGGCTACTTCTTCCCATCATACCTTAATAGAAAGGGATGCTATAACCATGATGGTGTATCAGATGTGGTAGAGGCACTTAGGCAGATTCTGATGGCTAGGTACAATGCAAAGTACAATAGCAGTGACCCTAATCAGGTGCTCAGGCTTATTGCTGAAATGCCAATCACTCCAGCTGAGGCTATTATCAAGGTTAAGAATGCCTTCTTCCCAGTGACTGCACTGACAGAAAGGCTGCAACAGCTAGACCTTGACCCCAAGGCTTATGATGATGTGTACATAGGTAGCCTAGTCCTTACTCAGAATGGTGTGGAGTTTGTAGAGACACAGGACACCCCAATCAGGAAATGGAATGTGGACAATAGCACTGTGGGTGCTATAGAGCTTTATGAACTGCCTCAGAAGGACAGCACTGGAAAAGTGTATGAGAACAGATATGTTATAGGGCATGACCCTGTGGATAATGACCAGGCTGAATCTAGCTCACTGTCCTCTACCTTTGTCTTGGACCTCTTCACTGACAGGATTGTAGCTGAGTACACTGGTAGACAGCCATTTGCTGATGACAACTTTGAGATAGTAAGGCTACTATGTATGTTCTACAATGCCAAGTGTCTATATGAGTCCAATAAGAAGGGTATCTATGCCTATTTCCAGAAAATGCACTGTACTCACCTGCTTGCAGATACACCTGAGTACCTCAGGGACAAGCAGATGATTAAGTATAGTTCATTCGGTAGTAATGCAAAGGGTGTAAATGCCACTGCTGCCATCAACAACTATGCCAATGGTCTTATCAGAGATTGGCTTCTCAAGCCAGTGCATACCATTATTGTTGAGGATGGTCAAGAAAAGGAGGTTGTTGTACCTAATCTGTACTTCTTAAGGAACAGGGCTTTGATTGAGGAGCTTATTGCATTTGACCCAGTGAGGAACTTTGACCGCATTAGAGCATTAGGTATGCTTATGCTGTACAGAGAAGAGAAGATAATCCTCTATGGAGGTGAACTAAATGCTGAGGCCCAGGAGAAAGTTGATAAATCCTACCTTGGAAACGATGACTTCTTTGAAAGGAACTACGATAAAAGGATAATGGATAACTAAGTAAACGGGTGTGCAGGCATAAGTAATTTACTTTTATGCTTGCACACCTGTAATTTTTTACTTACCTTTGCATAAAATTTGAGTAATATGAGTTTCGGTAATATTAATTTGCCACAGCAGCAACTGCCAATGTCACAGAAAGGCAGAAAGTGGAGAAAACTCCATTTGGATTGGGCAGACAGCAGGACATTCTTCAATTATGCCCCTGTCAGGAACTCCACAATCCACAAGAGAGTCAACTATGACCTCTTCAATGGCAAGTTGCATATGCAGGACTTGGAGGCAGTACTCAACCCTGAGGCTATCAAGGAAAAGGTCACTCCATCAGCCATCCAGCATTACCCCATTATTAATAGCAAGTTGCAGGTACTTAGGGGTGAGGAGTCAAAGAGAGTCTTTGACTTCAGGGTTGTTGTGACCAATCCTAACTCAATTTCAGAGATAGAGGAGAACAAGAAGCAAGCTCTGCTCCAGCAGCTTCAACAACTGGTTGCTGACCAGTCACATAGTGAGGATGAGTTCAATCAGAAGCTTGAAAAGCTGTCTGACTACTTCACTTATGAGTGGCAGGATATGAGAGAGGTAAGGGCTAACAACCTCCTTAACCATTACATTAAGGAGTATGATATGCCTCTTATGTTCAACTCAGGCTTCATGGATGCAGCCATTGTAGGTGAGGAAATCTACCAGTGTGATATTAGGGGTGGAGAACCTATCATTGAAAGACTGAACCCACTCAAGGTAAGGGTATTCAAGTCAGGATTCAGCAATAAGATTGAGGATGCTGACATTATTATAATTGAAGACTACTGGTCCCCAGGTCAGGTTATTGATGCCTATTATGATGTCCTCAGTAAGAAGGACATTGCCTATATAGAGTCTGCTCCAGACATTATCCCACAAGCCAATGAAATGGGTGAGAGGGATGAAAGGGCAGAGTTTGTCAATCACCACATGATTGATGATGTAATTGCAGGCACTGATGAGTATGGCATGGGATTCTACTTTGACCCATTTGGTCTTTTCAGTGATGGTGCTGGTGAACTTCTCCCATTTGATACCAATGGTAATGTGAGGGTACTCAGAATGTATTGGAAGTCAAGGAGGAGGATAAAGAAGGTAAAGAAGTATGACCCTGAGACAGGTGAAGAGTACTTTGACTTCTACACTGAGGACTATGTACTGGATGAGGCTATGGGTGAAGAGGAAGAGATTCACTATATCAATGAAGCCTGGGAGGGCACTAAGATAGGTCAGGAAATCTATGTGAACATGAGACCTAGGGTAGTGCAGTACAACAGGCTTACCAACCCCTCAAGATGCCACTTTGGAATTGTGGGTTCAATCTACAATATCAATGAGAGCAAGCCATATAGCCTTGTTGACATGATGAAGCCATACAACTATCTGTATGATGTCATCCATGATAGGCTTAACAAGATAATGGCTAAGAACTGGGGTAAGATTATACATCTTGACCTTGCTAAAGTACCAAAGGGATGGAACATTGACAAGTGGATGTACTATGCAAAGCATAACAATGTTGCAGTCATTGACTCATTCAAGGAAGGTAACATTGGTGCAGCCACTGGAAAGCTTGCTGGAGCATTGAACAATGCAAGCAATGGTGTCATTGATGCAGAGCTTGGCAATATCATACAGCAGTACATTAACCTGCTTGAGTTCATCAAGATGGAAATGTCTGAGGTAGTGGGTGTAACAAGACAAAGAGAGGGTCAGGTAGCCAACAGAGAAACTGTTGGTGGTGTAGAGAGGGCCACTCTTCAGTCATCACATATCACTGAATGGATTTTCACCATCCATGATGATGTCAAGAAGAGAGCACTGGAGTGCTTCTTGGAGACTGCCAAGATTGCAATGAAAGGACAGAAGAAGAAGTTCCCATATCTGTTGTCTGATGGTTCCATGAGGTTCACTGATATTGACGGGGATGAGTTTGCTGAGTCAGACTATGGACTAGTAGTTGACAATGGCAATGGCATCCAAGACCTCAATCAGAAGCTGGATATGCTTGCTCAGGCTGGTATTCAGAACCAGATGATTTCCTTCTCTACCATTATGAAACTGTATGGTAGCTCCTCACTTGCTGAGAAGCAGAGAATGGTTGAGAATGATGAGAAGAGGATTCAGGAGAGACAAGCACAGCAGGCTCAGGCAGAACAGCAGATTAAGCAGAGTGAGATTCAGCAGAAAGCTGCCCTTGAACAGGCTAAACTTGAACAGGAGAACCTACTCAACCAGAGGGATAATGAGACTAGGGTCATTGTTGCTCAGATTGGTGCTGCAAGCAGACAAGCCCAAGCCAATGATGGTATTCAGGAGCCTGAATATTCTCAGGAGGCTAAGGATAAGCTTGCAGAACAAATGAGGGAGTTTGATGCTAGGCTTGCCCTTGACAGAGACAGGCTTGCCTTTGACAAAGATAAGGCTGATGAAGACGCAAGTCTCAAGAGGGCTGCTCTAAAGAAAAAGACTGTAACATCTAACAAATAAAAGATATGACTAATCTATTTACCCAGGAACAAATTGATGAGATAAGGTACAGACTATCCATCCAAAGTGGGTCAAAGGACACTCAGTTTGACTTGGCTGACCTTCCTCTTAAGGGTAATGAACAGATTGCCATTGTGCAGGATGGGGTCAACAAGAGGGTACAGGTTGATGAGTTCTTCCAGTCACTGAATGATTTCGGTCTTGTTGACTTCTTCAATGTGTCACATTATTATAATAGGATGACTGAGTCCTATGAGGAGTATAGGATGACACTTGAAGATGCTGTTAATTACTGTCCCCCTGATGTTCACAGAGGTGGTCAGGTTATCACATTCATGGGCACTGACTATGAATGGCACATCTGGCAGTATCTGGGAGATACTCCTGAGAACTGGACTGATATTGAGAACTATTGGGTTGACCTTCTAGTTGCAAAGTCAGTTATTGAGGATAGTCCTCTTGTATCACCTGTACTTAGTGGTAGGTGGACTGTGGGAAATGCCTCTTACACTGACAAGGACATTGTTGCTGAAAGAGGATATACTGCTACTTGGGAAGGTAACTTCCAGTGGAATAAGGAAGATGGTCACAAGTCACCTGAGAGAACAGATGGTGATTTCGGTGATTCACTGCCTGCAAGTGGACTGCCCTCCTCTACTCTTTCCCAATCCTTCACTGATAGTGGCAAGATTGAACAGTCACTATTTGCAGAGAAGATTGGTATGATTGTAAAGGGTGAGAAAGTAGTCAATGCTACTGGTGAGGATGAAACCAAGGATAGTGTATCTGTTACCTTCAAGGACAGACTATTCTACGGACTTACTGATGGTGTACCTACAGCTGCACAAATCAAGAATCTGACTTCAGAACTTGTAAGCAGCAGGGCTAAGACAATCAGGAACATCACTGCTCCTAAGACCAAGTACTTTGTCTATGCCTATCCTAAGTCTCTTGGAGACCTTACAAACATCATTCAGGATGGTGCTACTCCAGTACTTACAGCCTTTAACAAGTATGAGGTTGACTATGTAGCTATTCCAGGCAATACTGTCAGACTCAATGTCTATGTATCAGCCAATGATGGTGCATTTACTAATGTTCAACTACAATTCATTTAAGATATGGCAGAGAACAAACTATTCTATCCAGCCAAACTTGCATCCAATAACCCTGATACCTATGGTATTGTGGATGCAACTGAAGTCTCTGGCTTCAGGGCTATTGTATCACTAGACAAGCTGTTTGCCCTGCCTGATTCTATTCTTAGTATCACTAAGACAGGTGAGGATGCAGTAGGACAGTATTGGTGGGTCATTGCTGATGGTGCTTACTGGCAGCTGGTTAATTGGGCTGGCAGGAGAAGTGCAGCAGGATGGGTTAAGATTGTACCTAAAGTGATGTCAGAGGCAGCTAGTGAAGTTGACTATGAAGCTGAAAGAGTACAACTGAAAGGTGGTACTGAGAGTAACCCCAAGAATATTAACCCAATTACCACTACTACCAATGTCTATGATGAGAATTTCAAGGAGAGAAACCTTGAGCTTCTGTCTGACATTCTGAAAGACTTTGACTATAGGATTGACTATGCTACTGAAGCAGCCCTTACTGATGGTCTGCTACAAGGTATTGCTACTCCAACTACCAATCCTCTTGTAGAACCAGGCCAGAAAGTTGCCTATGTAGCTACTCAGGCTGGTGAATATACTCACTTCGAGGATAGTGAAGGTCATCCTTTGTCACTTGACAGGTTTAGCATCGGTATTTTCTACTATGATGGAGAGTCTTGGCAATTAACAGTCCTTGATGTGGAGCAAGACAGAGTCTTTGATGGTGGCAGGGCAGATACCTTCTATGGAGGTGCCAGAGAAATTGATTGTGGCAATGCCTCAAGAATATAAACTGACTTATTAAGAGAAAGCAAATTACTTAAACCCTTGGTTATGTCCAAGAGTTTAAGTAATTTTGCAGTCAAAATGAATAAATCCAATAATTAACTGATTATGGCAGACAGAATACAACTAAGGAGAGACACTCGTCTTAGGTGGGAACAGATTAATCCTATCCTACTTGAGGGTGAGGAAGGCTATGTCCTTGACAATCCCAACCTATATAAGCTGGGTGATGGTATTCACACTTGGAATGATTTGCCTTGGAGAGGTTACAATGGTAATGTAATCAATGAGAACCTTGGGGCAGATGAGCAGGCTGTGGTATCAGAAGCAATGACTAGCAAGCTTGCCACTGAGATTAATGTCTCAATCCTTTATCCTACAGGTGGTCCTAATGGAACCAACCTCTATGATATTGACACTGCCATCACCAAACTGCCTGAGTCAGTGCAGAGGAAAGGTATCAAGGTATCATTCCTTAATGCAGAAGCTGACTATGAGGTATGGCAATTTGTTGGTGAGGACATCACTATGGTCAGTGACTGGGAACAGTGTGGTTCTCCTACCAGGGGTCACATTATCCAAAATGACCAGTACATCTTTGCCATTGTTGATGATGAGGGCAATCTGCTTCTAGGTATTGACTTCTCTGGTTCCATTGTTGCCTCAAAGGGTATGTCAGATGAGACTAGGGAAGAGTTCAGGAAGCTGGTAAGATGGCAGGAGAAACAGGATGACAGGCTGCTTTTGCTTGAGCAGGGTCTGTGGCCACTTGAGGTTACTTACTCACTTAGTAAGAGTGCAGTAGAAGTAGGACAGGAGTCCACAATCGTGGCTAATGTCAAGGTGATGAGAAAGGGTGTAGATGTTACTGCTGATGCAGACATCACTATTAATGGAGAACACACCACATCCTTTGTGGTTACTCCTGAAGAGACTGGCACTCTCAACTTTGCATTGGTTGTTGAGTATGAGGGTCTGTCCTATGCTGACACTAAGACAGTTGCTGTCACCTATAAGACCTACTATGGTAGTGTATCTCCTTCATTCATTCCTGATGAAGAGGTTATCAAGGGTCTTTCCTCAGTGGTTATTCCTACTAATAAGTATAAGGTAAGCGGCATTAACCTTGCCTATGAGAAGTTTGTATATGCTTATCCTATTAGTAAAGGTGAGCTTACTACCATTACTGATGAGAATGGCTATGAACTCATTGACTCATACTCAAGGTCTGTAGTTGCTATTGATGAGATAGAGTACTACTGCTATGTGCTGACTAACCCAATAACTATTTCAAACGGAGTTCAGAACTATGGAAATTAAGGGTACAAAACTATTTGATGGATTTGTCTTTCTAGGTAAGGAGTTCCTAGACAAAAGGTCTAGTGTCCTTTCTCTTAATAACCTGAAAGACATTGACCCCAATACCATACCTGAAGGTTTCAGAGTCTATGTCAAAGAGGTGAAGCAATGGTATCAGTATGATGCTGACTTCCACTCAGAAATGACTGGTCACTGGAGGACTTCTGAAGGTATGGAGGAAATTGACTCTGAGGAGTTCATCTATGCCATTGTAGACTCTGAGGGAAAGATACTTTCAGGCATTAAGGTAGACGGCACTGTCTATAATCCTACCTTGGAGACAGGTAATGCTGTGTTCTCATCAATGAATGTTGATGAGTTCCTATGGGCAGTAGTTGACATGAACCAGCTTATCCTCTTTGGTATTAAGAAGGATGGTTCACTATATGCTCCTAAGGGTGTACCTGATGAAGTTGAAGAAAGGTTCAATCAACTCTCAGCTCTCACAGTCCTGACTAACACAGATAACTGGCTGTTTGCATTTGTTGACCCAACAGACACTGTTGTCTGGGGTATTCAACCAGATGGCACTATCTATCAGGGTAAGGGTATTCCTGATGATGTAAAGGCAGAGTTCAAGAAAGTATGGGGCAGACTCAGTGACTTTGATGAACTACAAGTGCTTGAGAATGATGGTGTTTGGCTATTTGCTATCACTGACTCAGAGGGTAAGGTTCTATGGGGTATTGAAGCTAATGGTAACATTTACCAGGGCCTAGGTATTCCTGAGGAGACCAAGAAAGAACTCTCTGATATTAAATCAAGGATGAAAGAGTTGGCTGGTCTACAAGTGTTGGAGAACACAGATAACTGGCTATACGCTATCCAAGATACAGAAGGTTCTATCCTATGGGGCATTGAGCCTGATGGTACAATCTATCAAGGAAAGGGCATCCCTGAGGATGCTAAGGAGTGGCTACAACAGCTGACTGACCTAGGATATAAGGTGATGCAGAATGAGCAGTACCTGTATGCAATCTGTGATGAGGATGACAATGTACTCTTTGGTATTGACTATAAGGGTAGGTCTGTTGTCAATGCAATCACTGGTATTGGTACTGTAGAGGTTGTTGAGACTGACAAGTATGTCTATGCAATCTATGACAGCACAGGCAATATGCTCTTTGCAATCCTTAAAGATGGTACTTGCTGGATGTCCAAGTTTGATGGAGAGTCTGCTTCTGACATTGCAAATGGTTATCTTTCAGGTCTTGATGATGAGGAGTTCATCCACATTGTAAGAGACTCTGAGGGCTACATTGTCCTAGGTGTAAGATGGGATGGTTCCATCTACATTCCTAAGGGTATGTCAGAGGATGCAAAGCTCTACTTCAAGCAGGTTGACAAGAGGTTTGCCAATGTTGAGGCAGACATTGACTACTTGAAGAAACATGGTAAGGACTGGTCTGATGAAGCTGACCTATGGCTACCTATTCCTAGAGTATGTGCAAGAGTTGAGATTGAGGGTACAATTCCTACTTCAAAATATATTCCTGTTGATGGCAGACTTACCTATAGTGACTTCGATGGTAACTCATTTACCAAGAAGATTCAGTGGAACATTCAAGGTAACATTTCAGCAGGCTTTGACAAGAAGAACTACTCTATTGACCTCCTTAGTGAGAATGATGAAGAGTTCACAGTCCAGTTTGGTACTTGGGTTCCTCAGGATTCATTCCACTTGAAGGCTCACTACTCAGACTTCTGGAAGACAAGGGCTATGTGTGTGTATAGGCTTGCAGAGCTTATTTCACAGTACAGACCTTATTATAACAGGAGACCTTGGGATAAAATCTTCGGTGCTGCTACTCAGCAGACAGCTGATGCACTCAAGGGTGGTATTGGTGAGGTTGACCAAGATATGAGGGATGGTGCTCTAGGCAGACCTGATGGTTTCCCATTCATGCTCTATATCAATGGCAAGCCTTATGGTATCTACACTTGGAATATTAAGAAGAGCAAGGATAACTATCATATCACCAAGAATGATGATACTGGTGCTCAGATGTTCTTTGGAGACTACATGACAGGTGTATTCCAGAGACTCAACTATGATTACTGGGCAATCGTTGACTGGGATGTTCAACTAGTCAGTGGTGCTGGTGATGCAAGGAGTGCTGTTATCACTTCATATAGCTCTAGCAATGGTGCTCATGCGGTTATGGAGAGTGCTGGTGTTGAGGGTATGACACTCTCAATTACCAATAGCTCTACCACTTACACATATCCTGTTTACTACAATGGTGCTCCTGTGACAGCAGAGAATACTTGGGCAGCAGGTGATTGTGTATATATCAAGAGAGAGGGTACTTCTCCTGACTACCACTTCAACCTTGTCAAGAGAGAGAGGTGGACTGAGGACACACCTTATGCAGTCAATCAGATTGTGTATGACCCTGAGACCTTTGATTATGAGGTTAATGGTAATACATCTTCTGTAACTATCAGGAGAGTTTTCAGGCTTCAGGTTTCAAACAACACTACCTTCGCAGGTATTGAGTATGATGATGAGACAGGCTTTGCTTATCAGACAGTGTACTACATTGATGAAGAGACTGGTCAGCAGATGACTAGGAGAGGTGGTAAGATTTCTCCTTATTACAACTCTTTGAGACCTTCTCAGATTTGCTGGAGACACCTTGAGGTAAGGAATCCTAAGAAGACTGTTGTGAGATACCCACTTGGTAAGCAAGATGGTGTCATGCAGTACCAGTATGAGTACTACAACTATGACAGCCCAGCAGACTTTGCATATAGTGGTGTGTATGAGTACACACATGAGATTATCTCTTCTGATATGATTTCAGAGAAGAATCTCACAAAGCTCATTGCAACAGGTGAGACTAAGGCTTTCAGTAAGAAAGAGTACAACAGGTCAGTGAACACAAGAGCCAATCTTGAGAAGTATAGTAGGGTAATCCCAGTTCTCAGAACCACTCTTACTCCTAGAAACCTCTTTGATTGGGGCTTCATGGGTGATGAAGCAACTCTGGAGAACTATCAGGAGATTTGGGATGCTCTAACAACAAGTCAGCAGGCAACTCTGACCAACCATGTGAAGAAACAAATCTTCACTGAGCACCATGATGTTGACCATGCTATTGACTTCTTCCTTGTGTACAATGCTACCAACTACTATGATAGTATCACTCACAACACCCTTTACACTACCTATGATGGTAAGAAGGTTGTTCCTAACCTGTATGATACTGACATTGCACTTGGTATGTCATCTACCTACACTAACTCATTCCCTGCTGTTCCATCAGGTGTACTAAATGCAGGTGATGCCACATTTGTTGGCTGGCTCTACAGATACTACATTGATGAAATCAAACAGAGGTGGAAAGAGTACAGGGATGCAGGTGTTATCAGTACTGCAAGCTTCTCTAAGCTTGTCTATGACCTTACTGACAACATTGGTGTTGAGAATTACAAGACTGAGCTTAAGCTGTGGACACAGCCTGGTTACAGAACCCCTGTTTACTGGAGGATGCCAGCAGGCTCTCTGACTGCAATTACTAACAAGAGTGGTGAGTTCAAGTCTTGGGGTTACAATGAGGACAATAACAACTATGCTAGTATGCCTGCTGCACTCAAGGCTCTATATGATGCAGACCCAAGTTCTGTTGAGTATGACCCAGAGAGGCAGTATGTAAGTGCAAATGGTACTACTGAGACTATGTACTGCACCATTACAGATGGTGATACAGTTCATTGGTATCAGTGTACTGCAAACTGTAAGGGTCAGAATCCTACTGAGACTTACACTTGTGGTAGTCCTACTAGCGGTGGTGTTATTGACTCACCAAAGAGAACAATCAAGTGGTTTGAGCAGAGGCTTGCATACCTTGATACTCTATGGGCTTATGAGCCTGCACCTGACCCAGGTGCTGATTCAAGCATCCCTTCGAGTGTTATTGATGACATTATTAATGGCTAAATAAACAGCTCCCTCTCGAAAGGGAGGGAGCATTTTTCTAACTTCTAATTTTTTATAAGATTTATGGCAAATTATCTTGACGCTGCTGGTCTTAACCAGTACACTACCGCCCTTAAGAATGGTACTCTTAAGGTGGGTGCAGCAGGTGCTGCTGATGAGGTTCCCGCATCTGGTATTCAGGGTGTGATTGACCTTGCTAATCTTCCTGCTGGTGCTCTTGAGAGGATGGTTGTAGTTGCTGATGAGACAGCAAGACTGGCTCTGACTACAGCTAGTGTTCAGAATGGTGATACCGTTAAGCAGAGTGACACAGGTGTCCTTTACTTTGTGAAGGATGACACCAAGCTTGGTGGTGCTGATGCTGCTCAGGCATTTGAGGTTTACACCGCAGGTTCTGCTACATCTGCTCCTTGGAGTGGTATTACTGGCAAGCCTGAGAGCTACACTCCATCTGCACACAATCAGGATGGTAGCACAATCAATGCACTGACTGGCTATGCAAAGGCTTCATCAAAGGCTGATGTTGCTCCTGCTGATTCCCTGATTGCTGCTATCGGTAAGCTGGAGAAGAAGGCTGATGATGCTGCTGCCGCTGCTGCTGACTATGCAGCTATTGACAGCACGGACATTGCTGCTATTATTGCAGGTACTTGGAGCTAAACCACTAAACCATTAGTGTATGAATTTCCTAGATGCGTTTGGTCTCAATGAGTTCTTCAAAAGCATCAAAGGCATCTTTGTCAAAAAGGAGAATATCAAACCATATACTAATTCATATCAGATAGTGGATATGGGCAATTACCTTTCTGCTGTAGTAGATAAGGACAGCCATATTCTCTGTTTCATTGATAGTAATGGTAAGGTACATCATCCTATTGGCACTGTAACATCAGGACTCTCCGTAGAGGGTGATGCTGCCATTAGTGGCAAAGCCCTCATCGGGGACTCCAAGTTACTAGAAGCAGATGAGGGTGGCATGGTCTTTACTCTCATTGACCCAGAGAATCGTATGCTTCTATGGATAAATACTGATGGTACTGTGGATTTCCAAGGAATACCTACTGATGTTAAGGAAGAGATTGAGGCACTAAAGACTAGGGTTAAAGCATTGGAAGATGCTCAATAACCCTCTAAAGCCTAAGCTAAGTAATTTACTTAGGTCAAAAATTTGGTAGTTTGGAAAAATTTGCTTACCTTTGCACTCGAATTTGCGAAGTAAAAGCAACAAGAGATAATTAACATTAACAATCAATCATTTCAACTATGAGTAAAGGTTTGAAATTGGTTCTACCTTCAGCAGTCTCTGACCCTGAGGGCAAGCTAAGAAAACTGGAGCACTACTATGGCATTGAGTTCGTAAGAGGTGCATCTAATGGTGGTAGTGATAAGGGCTATTATAGGCTGATTGGTGATGAGAATCTCCTTTCTGAAATGAGATTCCACAATCAGATTAAGATTGCCAATGTCAAGGATGCTACTCTTCAGTATCTCTACAACCAGGTGAACTTCAACCAGACTGAATCTGGTGCCGCAGCTAGTGTTAATGGTAGTGATGGTTCTGATGTTATCCAGCTGCACACAAAGACTGTGTATGCAGTGCTGGGTGGAACCAACGCTACTTATGAGAGATTCATTGTGAGTGATGCTCCATTCACTTATGATGGTGATGAGGCTATTGCCTTTGACCCAATGGGTGACTCACCTGACTATGTTACCATTCAGGATGGCAAGTCAAGGAGTATCTACAATGAGAACGTAGTTGGTACTCAGGGTGCTGCCAATGCTGCTGTTACCAACCTTGGTGAGAGTGGTCTAGGTGATGCTACTGCCGCAGGTGGTTTCCCAAGAACTTCTACTTCGAGGTATGGCTATGAGGCAGCTGCTAGGGCTAAGAACTCTGTGTCTACCAAGAACACTCCTTATGCACCTTACAACAACTTTGACCTTGAACTGCTTCAGGCATTTATGTTTATTGAGTTCAGGACAAAGCAGCTCAATAACCTGCTTGGTCATGGTATTTCAAGTAACATTGCTCCTACAGCAGAGACATGGGGTAAGGTTAGTGGTGCTAGGATTACCTTTGATGGTGGTAACACCTATACTTATGCAACATTTGGTACTACAGTATTCCCAACTCAGGGTCAGGCTGGTGTAGCTCTTTGGGCACTGCTCAATGGTTACAGCCCACTTCTGAAGTGTCTTGAGGCTCAGAGAGCAGTTTCTGCTGGTGGTGCTCTTGAGGCAGTAAAGAACGCTGATGGTGACAATGTTCAGGGTATTGCAGATGGTGTTATGACTGGTATCTGGACAAAGACATTTAGCATTGTAGCAAACATCAGCCTCACACAGGAAGGTGCTCCTGTTTCAGCTAACATTGACTTTGTACTGAGAGTTCCAGTATGGAGAGGTAGAACAAGGCTTTGGGGTCATCTGAACCAGCATCTGTCTGGTTATGATGTACTGAGATACTTCAATGGTACTAACCTGGTACATGAGCTGTACAGGGCTAAGAGCATTGCTGGTATCATGGCAGACTCCGATGAGACTAACAAGACCACTAAGGGTCAGTTTGCATTTGAGCAGGCTTATGACTTTGTAGGCGCATTTGGTGTTGGTGGTTATGGTACAAGGCAGATGACCTTCAATGGTGTATCTCTTGGTATCACTGCTGATGCTCCAAGTGTAGCAGGTAGAGACAACTATGAGTCATCAGGTGTATGGGGTGACACATCAGCTCTTGCTGAGAACATCTATCAGAGGAAGTGCGCTCTTTTTGGCAACGGTGCTAATGACACGGGTTGTGTTCTGCGCTATGCTTCTGTCTTCAGTGCTCCTTCTATTGCTGGCACGGGCCTTGGTTCTGGTCTACACGTTACACTGCAAGACTAAAGATAACATTTGGAGGAGGGATGCTCTTAGCATTGAGGAGCGAGTATTCCTCCCCCATTTTCAAAGGTCTTTAATTAATAAAAGGGTAAAGTTATGATTTTCAGAAGCTGTTTTACTGAAATGCCAACTCCTAAGGAGTGGGGTAATAAGTTTATTGTTCCCATCGCTATTGAGGAGACTTCTCAGGTAGATGGTGAGGGCAATGAGGTTCCTGTTTTCACCGCTGATATTATCAATGGTGTTGAGTCACTTACAGTGACTGGTATTGTTAAGGCTGCTGTGGCAGCTGAGTTCTCTCAGAGTGATGTCGATTATGTCATGCTGAATATCGGTAAGTCCAAGGATGCTAAGGTTAAGGCTTACACAGCCTTCGTAGCTAAAATCACTGAGGCAGCTGAGGCAGCAGGATATACAGACTAAATACAGGTCGGGGGTTGTTCCCACGAATGACTCCCCACCTTTTTTAACTTTTCTAATAAAGTCCTTTACAGGTTAGTATATCTACAACACTCATTTTGGCAACAATGCTAATAACACGAATTGTGTTCTACGCAATGCTAATGTCAACAATGCTCCTTCTAATGCTAACACGAACATTGGTTCTAGTCTAACGTATGTATAAAAAATAAAGATTCTTTTCAGAACTTGTGTTGGGATATGCGACCTCACCAGCAGTGTGAAACATAAAAGACAAGCCACTATACAACGAGGGTGGATGCTTGTTAGTAAGGGTACTATACTTGTATTCGGAAAGCTAGTAAATTAATACATACTGTATGAAAACAGTGAATAATGTCTTTGACTATATGTGTAGCCGTGAAGTTATTAGAGAGGCTATATATAATGGGGCTAAAGGTAAGCACTCATATAAGGAAGTCAGAGAGGTATTGAACAACATTGACTGGTACATTGAGGATTTAAGGTTTCAGTTACTGAACAACAAATTCATTCCTTCACCATATAATGTGGACCTTAGGAAAACAGAGTATGGAAAGGAAAGGGAGATATTCAAGCTCCCATTCTACCCAGACAGGGTAGTACAACACTGCATAGCAATAGTAATGAAGGCAAGATGGGAAAAAGCCCTCACCTATGATACTTATGCTTGCCTCAAGGGGAGAGGCATTAATTGCAGGAACCCCAATTTCAACATAGTAAGAAAAGTCCAAGATGCCATTATAAATGACCCTGTAGGCACACAACACTGCCTTAAGATGGACATCAAGAAGTGCTATCCCAATGTGGATAACTACATAATGGCTCAGACAAACAGAAGGTATTGCAGGGATAAGAGGCTACTAAACCTCTTAGATATGATAACCTTCAACTGTAAGGGCCTGCCCATTGGTAATTATCTGTCTCAGTTACAGATTAATATCTACCTTGCACCTATGGACAGGTTTATAAAAGAGGTGCTAAAGGTCAAACATTACTTCAGGTACATGGATGACATAGTTATCTTTGGTGAGACCAAAGAAGAACTACAGACTATTCAGTGGAGGTTGATGAACTTTGTTTATTATAACCTCAACATGGTCTTTAATAATAAGAGACAAGTATTCAAGATAGGGTATAACAAGAGACAAAGAGGACTTGATTTCGTAGGTTATGTCTTTTACAGATACCACACTTGGCTTAGGAAGAGAGTCAAGACTAATATGTGGAGAAAGAGACACCTTGAAAGGAGTATGTCATCATACCTTGGTATGTCAAAGTCTTGCAATAGTACCCATCTTATGAACCTTATATTGAACAACGTGGAGGATAGAGAAGAAGTAGAGGAGCTTTCCACAGTCCCAGGTTTGATTAAATACAAATCTAAATACTATGCCAAGACTGGCATACATAAGATAGTGGATAAGCCCATCATCCTGCTAGACTTTGATTTAAGGAAGTCAAGGCAGAACCCAAGAAAGACATTTATGATTCTCAGGTTTATGAATGAAGAGCTAGGGAAGAAGCAATTCATTTGGGGAGAGTTCCAAGCACTAGTCTTTGTACTGGAGCAGTTTGACAGGGACACCTTCAAGCCTAAGAAGACTATGATAAGGTATAACAACTTTTATTATTTCAATAACACAATAGAATAGGAGAAGTAATTATGGCAACAAAATCAAGCTCTAAATCAACATCTTCGAGACCCACTAGCAGACCTAAGCCTATGCCTAGGAAGTCAGGACTATCTAAGGGAAGACCATACTGCGGTGGAGGAAAACTTAAGTAAGGTACTATACAAAATAATCCTGTATATGCTCAAGGTAATCCCCTATGTGATAGCAGCGGGATATATAGCATATACAGGGTTTGCTTTTTATGGCATAGATTTGATATGGGTAAGCTATATAGTACATTTATCATTCCTGCCCTGGCTCTTTGTCTATCTTTCATCTTGGGTATTCAGGTTCTGTTATATCCACAGGATGCCCCTCTACTATATACTGGTAAACGACAGTATAACAGTGATAGATGCCTACCTTGGCATCCCGATAGATATATTTGAGCTGTTCATGCTTCATTCAGTCATACTGGGAATATTCATCTTTATAATCATGTGGTGGTATGTTAAGCATCATAAGGGGCCTGTTGGCAGGCATTATAGAAGACATAGATAGTGGTAACTCCAATATAACATCAGAGCAGCAGGAACAGATTGTAAACCTGCTGAATGACATCAGAGACCCCAAGTTAAGCAAGTATCAGGCTTGCAAGTTCCTGAACATGAGCAGGGCTAAGTTTGATAATCTTGTGAGAGAAGGAGTTATCAAAAGGGGTGAAAAGCAAGCTGGTTTCAAGGAACTCTTTTGGAGGAAACGGGATTTGCAAAACATTACTAAAGAACATAGCTGATAATCAGCCACTTATACAAAGGCTAGCATCATTATGGTGCTAGCCTTTTTTGTTGTAACTTTGCATCGTCAACTAGTACTAAATGACACAATTAACTAACAACTAACACAAACACAAAATTATGGCTGACGAGAAAATTTACACAAGTGAGTCTCCTGCCCTTACTGGTGCTCTGGTAGGTTCTATGCTGAACAAGGGTGGTGACAATGACTTTGCAACACTGGCTGCTATGAATGGTGGCATGGGTGGTGCTTGGAACAACCCCTTCATCTATCTTGTATGGATGATGTTCGCACAGAGGTACATGGGTGGTCAAGGTGGTGATGTCAATGCACAGATTGCATCCCTACAGGGTGTAGTGCAGGATAACCACAACTCAGACCTCCTGATGCAGGCTGTGAATGGTAGCACAGAAGCTGTTCAGGACCTTGCAGTAGCTATGAACGCTAACTTCGGTCAGGTTAATGCGGCTATCTGTGGTGTAAGAAATGGCATCACTGAGGCTAATGGTAACATTCAGCTTGCTGCTGAGAGAATGATTGCTAACAACAATATGCAGTCAGGCATCCTAGGTAGTAAGATTGACTCTGTAGGTTGTGGTATCAAGACTGCAATCCTAGAGCAGGGTTATCAGAACCAGCTGAACAACTGCCAACAGACTAACACAATCCTGTTGCAGAGCCAAAGTCTACAGAATGCAGTCCAGAATGGTTTCACCCAGATTGGATTCCAGAGTGAAAGAAATGCTTGTGATGTCAAGGAGACATCTATTGCTAACACTCAGAAGATTATCGACACCCTCAACAACCACTGGCAGCTTGAGTCTCAGACTACTATCCAACAGCTGAGGGATGAGATTGGCAGACTGAATCAGACTAATGCACTGATTGCAGCCCTTAAGACAACTACAGCTACAACCTAAGAACTTTGAGATTGGGGGTAGGTTGAGTCCTACCCCACAATCCCTGTAAATCCAAATGACTATGTTATTCAAAGACGTAAAGCAGGGTTATCCCCTATACATATTTGACAGAAACAATGTCTCTATCAAGACTGGAAGTGTGACTGCTGTCACATTCCCACATATTAGTACCAAGCCTAATGGTGGTATGGTAGTTGATGTGACTGTCACTATTGATGGTGCAACACAACAATATGAGATAAGAGACACATCAGAGTGTGCCTATGTAGGAACCACAATGCTCTCTCCTAACATTGAGTCAGTACTTAATGAGGTTAGACTACTGAGGGCACAAAGTGAAGAAGCTATCAAGTCAGTGGACAAGCATAAGGAGAATATATCCAAGTGTACTACTCTGCTTACTGAATTTGACCCAGTATATAAAGAGAAGCAGGCTAATGAGCAGAGACTCACCAATATTGAGAACTCCATAGAGAAACTGACTAATATACTTGAGAAGATGAACACTAATAAACTGATTTAACTATGACACTGATTGAACTTATTAAGAAATATGGAGCTAACAAGGGTGAAGATACTATGTGGGCTAGTGTTGAACTCCTATCTAAAACTCTTCAAGACAAACTGACTGATGCTGAGTTCACTGAACTCAAGAAGAGGATGCACTACATTATGGTGGGTGGTCACTATGACAAGGAGTTTGCTGAACTACAGATGCCTAAGATGTACTATGAGGACACTGATGGCACAAAGCACTATGCACCATACTGGACTGAGGATGAGGTTAGAACCCTCTATTCTGAGGTCAAGGGTAAGATAGAGGACTACAACTTCTATGACTTTGAGGTAGCACTTAACATGATTAAGAGTGACTACTGCCCATTGCTCAAGAGGTGGTTCCCTGATGAAAGCAAGGAAGACCATATCAGAAGGCTTGTTGCTCTTACTGTAAACTGGTTGTCTGATGAGGATAACCCATTTGGAACTGAGAAGGTTTGGTTGTATTTCAACCATTAAACTATAGGGAGAGGCATTAACCTCTCCCTTTTTGTTTATTAGTAAATTACTTAAGGGCTTGTATATTACAAAAATTATGCTTACCTTTGTACCCTGATAAAAGAATTAGCTATGAAGAAGTATATTTATGGAGCAATACTTGCCCTGTTTCTTGCCTTAGTTGGCTATTGTCAATATGAGCATCACCAGGCTGTCAAGTATCAGGAGCTGTACTCTGTTGCAGCAGCTAACAATAAGGCTTATGAGAGTGACCTTGCAGCAAACAGTGAGCAGGCAAAGATGTATCAGCTGACTGTTGACCAACTTCACTCTTCCAATGATTCCCTCATTCAGGAACTCTTGCAGGTCCAGAAGGAGAGAAAGATAAAGGACTCTAAGATAGAAGCCCTTGCCTATCAGCTGTCAAAAGCCACTAGGAGAGATACTCTCAGGCTAAAGGACACCATCTTTGTTGATTCTGTAAATATTGATACACTCATTAGTGATAAGTGGTACTCACTAGACCTTAGTCTTCAGTACCCTTCAACCATAGCAGTCTCACCTACATTTAAGAGTGAGAGGTATGTGATTATCAATGCTAAAAGGGAGACAATCAACAAACCGTCAAAGATATTCTTTATTCGCTGGTTTCAAAAGAAGCATACTGTCATCTATGTTGATGTGGAAGAGAAGAACCCATACATAACTATTGACAAACAAAAATTTATTAAGATTGTAAAATGATGGAAATATTCAGCACTGAGGTAATTATTGCTGGCATAGGGGTTCTTTCTACTATTGTCAGTGGCTGGGGTTCTTGGTTCTTTGCTAGGAAGAAGTATAACAGTGAGGTTGACAACAACCTCATTGAGAATATGCAGAAATCATTGGATTTCTACATGAAGCTGTCTGATGATAACAAGGACAGACTTGATGAAGCACTCAAGAGGAATGACCAGCTAGAAAAAGAAATGTTCCAGCTTAGGCAGCAGGTGTTTGAACTGATGAATAACATCTGCTATGATATGACCTGCACCTTAAGGCAGCGTGAGTCTAAGAAGAAGGTTCCTAAAGTACCACATAAGGATGGATAATATGGCTGTATTGAAGAAAGGTAGTAGGGGTGAAGAGGTTAAGAAACTACAAAAGCTTCTCAACCTGTATGCTGATGGTATCTTTGGCCCACTCACTGAGGAGAGAGTTAAGGAGTTCCAGAAGGCTAATGGCTTGATTGCTGATGGTATAGTAGGTGATAAGACTTGGGAGAAACTCAATGGAAGCACTGAACTTAAGCAGTCTAAGAGGTCTATCAATCTTATTGTGGTACACTGTTCTGCTACAAAGGAAGGTCTTGACTATACTACAGCTGATATTAAGAAGTGGCATCTTGCAAGAGGCTTCTCTGACATTGGCTACCATTATGTAATCTATAGGGATGGTAGTGTCCACAATGGCAGGGATGTCAATATAAGTGGTGCCCACTGTGAGGGTCATAACTCTCATAGTATTGGGGTATGCTACATTGGTGGCTTGGATAAGAATGGTAAGGAGTGTGACACAAGGACTGATGCACAGAAAGCAGCTCTTGTCAAACTCTTGAAGACCCTTAAGGGTATGTACCCTAAGGCTACTATACATGGTCACAATGAGTATGCTAACAAGAAGTGTCCTTGCTTTGATGCTTATAAGGAGTATAAAACCCTAAAATAACTAAGTGATTTACTTTACTACCCCTAAGGAACTGACTTAAGGTCTTGCGGGGTAGTAAAGTTTTGTGTAACTTTGCACTTGTTTAACAAACTAATTAGGAGAATTTATGGAAGGATTAGATTTTGAGAACATACTGGATGATGACCAGATGTCATTGTTCGGTGAACAAGAAGAGGAAACTCCACCTGCCCAGGAGGAAGAGGAAACCCCTGGTGAGGAAGGTGGTAAAAAGAAAGATACAACCACTGCTGAGGTGGACCCAAACAATATGTTTGGTGGCTCACCAGAGAGCGTAGGCGGTGAAGAACACAAGGATAATGAGGAAGAACCTGAATCTACTGAGACTGGTGCTTCTCCTGACTTCTTCTCTTCCATTGCCAATGCTCTTGTAGAGGAGGGTATCTTCCCAGACCTTGATGAAGAAACAACTAAGGGTATTAAGGATGCTGCTGGCCTGAGAAAGGCCATTGATGACCAAATCAAAGCAGGTCTTACTGAGCAACAGAGAAGGGTTGCTGAGGCCCTTGAGAATGATGTAGAACCTTCACAGATTAGGCAGTATGAAGCTGCCATCCAATTCCTAGATGAAATTGATGAGGAGACCCTTACTGCTGAAGGTGATGAGGGTGAGAATCTGAGAAAGAGGATTATCTTCCAAGACTACATTAATAGAGGTTTCTCTAAAGACAGGGCAGAAAGGGAAGTAAAGAAGGCTCTTGAGAATGGTACTGATGTTGATGATGCTAAGGAAGCATTGGAAAGCAACAAGAACTTCTTCAAGGATGCCTATAAGAAAGTACTTGACGATGCAAGAGCAGAGAAAGAGAAGGAGGAAAATGAAGACAAGGCAAAGGCTGCTAGAATCAAGTCTT